TCGCTTGTAATATTGGACACAAAAAATAATTTCAAAATTTCTGTATTTTTTTTGAGTAAGTGTGTAAAAATTTTCTAGGTGACGTCACTTTTCGACGCACACTCATGGACCCTCTTCGCAAGAGTTATAATGCAACAAGTATCAAAGACCTTATCATGCAGGTCAACACACAAAGTAGTTCGAACACTGTTACCACGTGGAATGAAAAAAAATGTGTAACTAATAGTACAGATGGGAGTTAAAGCGTTAGACTTATCATCAGTGGGTGGTCCAGAGCGCAGTGATTGTCTCAGTGCTTCGAAGATGAAAAAATATGTCGATGAAAGCTCAAAACCAGAAGCCATGGATTATATCAACCCGGGTCATGATTCGAACATGTGCAAGCTCAAAAAGGGTGCACTTACTTTTGGCGTTCTCACTCAAAATTCTGACGTCAGAAGACATAAACAAGAATGGTGTAAGTACCAACCGGCAAAGTGTGTTACCGGTCAGATTAGCGAGATGGGACAGGTTGCATCACAGCAGGAAGAACAACCACAACAACCACAAGAGCAGCAAGAAGTGCGAAAGGACAACAGTAACACCGGTGTTGCATTTTTATCATCGTCTTCTTCATCCGTGATTTGCATGTTCATTATGATGATGATGATGAGACGATAGTTTAGTTATACAATATTATTTACAAGATAGTTGATTAAATTTTCTGTCGTGTCACCCAACTCCCCCTCAGCAATACCCACGTGTAGTAGTGGAACCATACTCGATGCGACGTGAGCCGGTTTTCCAAAACATCCCTTCTCAACCAGTGCCCACAATAGTTTGAAGTTTTTCAAGTCACCTTTTGTGTATAAATTCACGAGAAGTTTTGTACACAAAGGATCTACCTCATCTTTCTCAAAACGGCGGCGTTTGTTGCGCATCTCCGGTAGTACACACGTAGGGTTTGCGATACTTCGTCGCTCGATGCTTTTCCCAAAAACAATCACAGTGATACCACGCGTTTATATACGGTGGTAGTGAAATATTCCTTCCTAGGTCTTTCGTCTTACGTGGCAGGGAGATCCGACGTTCACCCTTGTCGATCGATTCGTGACAGCGGACACACTTTGCGCTTTTCACGGAACGAGAGTCTTCCACGTGCGTGTAATGAACGTCACCGGGTTTCGATTTCTCCCAGAGCACCTGCGAGTTACGACGGATCACGGTGAGGCTCATTGTGACGGGTCGAAAATGAAAGGCACCCCGGTAACCATCCAAAGAAAATACAGAAATTTTTGTATTTCCATCAAATCGTTTCAATGTGACAGAAAGTATCTTTATTTTTTATCAAACTGCGAACCCAATCTCCATCCACAATCTCATCCGTGCACAATTTTTGTTTCAACATCTCCAACTCCACCCGGTGAATATCCAACAAAGCCTTCACGTCGGCGTAACATTCTTGGATAATCCGGTTGACCTCACGATCCACCTGACGCGCACTCAAAACACTCATGTCTTGGTAGTCCACACCAAAGTATTTCTCCGTGAATGACCACCCGGTAACCATCTCACGAACCAAAAGGTTCACCTGCTTCAAGTCCTGACTAGCACCCGTCGTGATTCCACCGGAACCATAGATGATCTCCTCAGCCGCTCGACCACCGAGGAGTACACGCACCTGGTTCAAGTAATAACTCTTCGTGTTCAACAATCCCTCCTCCCTCGGTGAAAAGAAAGTCACGCCACCGGCGTCACCACGGGGAATGATGGAAACCTTCCGGAGTTCGTCGTAATCGTCCTCGTACAAAATACCAACAATGGCGTGACCGGACTCGTGGTACGCCACCAAGTCCTTCTTCTCCTGACTGAAGATAGTGTCACCCTTCGCACCTACGATGACACGCTGGTAGACCTCCTCCAAAACCTCAGCGTCAATGATGCCCTTCTTTCCGTCTCGCACGGAACGGATCGCACTCTCGTTCATCAAGTTTGCGAGGTCGGCACCGGAAAAACCAGTGGTACAAGCCGCCCACGAAGACAAATCCACCTCCGGTGACAACTTTTTGTCCCTCGAGTGCACCTCGAGGATCCTCTCACGACCGTCCTTCCCAGGCAGGGACACCTGAATCTTACGGTCGAACCTACCGGGGCGAAGGAGGGCGTCGTCGAGGGTGTCCGGTCGGTTCGTGGCAGCCAACACGATGACACCGGTGTCCGTGGCGAAACCGTCCATCTCCACCAAAAGTTGGTTGATGGTCTGCTCCCTCTCGTCGTTCGAGGCGAAGGCGCCGTTGCCACGCTTCTTACCAATGGCATCAATCTCATCGATGAAAATGATACTCGGTTGGTTCTGCTTGGCAATCTCGAACAAGTCCCGAATTCTCTTCGCCCCGACACCCACAAACATCTCCACAAAGTTAGAACCGGAACACTCGATGAAAGGACAGTTAGCCTCACCGGCGATGGCTTTCGCCAAGAGGGTCTTCCCACACCCCGGTGGACCCGTGAGAAGGGCACCGCGTGGCACGCGCGCACCGGAGTCCGCGTACGTTTCCGGGTTGCGAAGGAAATCCACAATCTCCTCCAACTCACCCTTGGCAGAGTCGATCCCCTCCACATCCGAGAAACGGGTCTCCACCTCCTGAGCCACGTTGAAGTTGTTCGGCATCATGGGTCCAGACATTTGGGCACCAACCAAAGTCCGGAAAATGAAAGATGCCAAGAGCACGATCCAAAAGATGGACATGAAATCCAATCCGGCGTCTTCCACTGGAAGAAAACTGACCGTGGCGTCAGTCTGATCCGTCATGATTTTCCAAAATTCTTGGTTTTGGACAATCTGACTCACGCCATAGTTACCATCTTTATCTTCGAAAACAGCCACACCGGTGCTCGTCGAGGGAAGGTACACCTCCTTGATTTCCTTCTTCTGGACACCACGCACCAAATCAGTGTAAGACACGGTGCCGAGGTCTTTACTTGTTTTACTTGTTAGAGGCGGAGCCTTCAACGAAAATTTTTCGAAAATTGTATTCATCTTACAAAAAGGGGGGAAATTATTTAAGCCCGTTCACCACGGATGCGACGCGCCAACTGCATGTCTTTGGGCATGATGGTCACGCGCCGGGCGTGGATGGCACACAGGTTCGTGTCCTCGAAGAGCGACGTGAGGTACGCCTCCGCCGCCTCTTGCAGAGCGAGGACCGCCGTAGACTGGAAACGTAAGTCGGTCTTGTAGTTGGTGGCGATCTCACGGACGAGACGCTGGAAGGGCATCTTACGTATGAGGAGTTCCGTGGACTTTTGGTACTTGCGGATCTCGCGGAGGGCGACCGTGCCAGGACGGTACCGGTGGGGCTTCTTGACGCCACCGGCGGCGGTGGGGTGCGCCTTGCGGGCAGCTTTCGTCGCGAGCTGCTTCCGGGGTGCCTTGCCCCCGGTGGACTTTCGTGCGGTCTGCTTCGTGCGTGCCATGGTGTGACGCGGTGGCTAGGTTATTTTTTAGTGTGCATGTGAAATTTTTGTATTTTTTATTTCGTGCTCATACCACGACGCACCAAACATGAAGGAAAAGTGTTGCTTCCCAGGCTGCAACAAGCCACTCACGAAAGAAGACATGCACAACGCGGAACCGTGTCACACAGGACGGTGCTGCACGCAGTGTAACAAGCGCGTCGTGCAGACTCGACTCCGGTTGAGCGCGCAACGATCCATGGATCTCGTTTCGAACTTGTGCGATGAATAAAAAATATTGTAATACATATTCAGCTCGCTAAAAAGGAATTTATCACGTAGATCGCATCTGGATTCCGGGTCAACTCCTCCCCGCGCTCGATCACGCGCAGCAACTCCACCTCACGTATCTTTTCGTACACCTCCTTGAACACCGGAGAAATGTTCGAGAGGTGCCACACGAACATCTTCAAAGGGTAGTTCAAAGCCCGGTTCTGCGTGCCCTCCCTCGTGGTCGTTCGGGTGCGCATCTCAAATTTCTGTATTTTTTTCGTCAGTGAAAAAAAGATTCACAAGACCACCTCCCTTCACAATGGGACGTGACGGTGATACCCCCCTTCGTACTCCGGGCGACGCCCACGGAACAGGAAGCGTGGAAACTCCTCGACGACGGTGAGAGTGACAAGGTGCTCGCCGACGACAAGTACAAGACACCTCTCGTCCTCGATATGGCGGTCTACATGCGCGACGCGGAAGTTTTACGTAAGATGATCGATAAGGGGTTCGACTTCACAGTAGAGTCAGGGTTGACGGCAGTCATAAACAACGACCAGAAATGTCTCGAAATTCTCGTGAAAGAAAACGGATTGATTCACGAAGACCTACCGGAGTATGCAGCCCGGTGTGGACACCTGAAAACTCTCAAATATTTAGTCAAGCACGGGTGTAAACTCCCGGACCTAATCAAGCACGAAAAAAAGTATCCGGAAACGATTCGAAATTTTTTACACAAGGACATAGATAAATTACATTCCCTAGCAGAATTGATTTTCGAAAGAAAAGAAAAGTTCAAAGACAAAGATTATATTCTCATGTGCAATGTTCTCAAGAAAGGTTTTAAGAATCCATTCTTGAGAAGATTTATTTTGAGAAATTTCAAAAAACTTTTATGTAATGCTTACAATAGATGAGTCTCAGTCTCGAAGACCAACCAAAAAAGGTTCAGTACCTGACCGTCGACAGTAACTTTGTGAACGGCACGAACAACACCTTCTCCCTCGACTTCACACTGGAGTCCAACACACACATCCAAGGTCTGTCAAAGGTGTGTGGGGTGAAAGTCGTGGAATTTTACGTCACACAAATCGGTGCGAATGATTCCAACCTGAACACGAACGTAGCCAAGTTCATAGACGTCGTGTGTCCGGAAATACCAACCTCGGGTCAGATCTTAGATGAGAGAAATTCTAAAATCCTCACCAGGGTGCCACTCGAGAGACACTTTTCCGGTGGGACCAATAACATTCTCATCAGGGATAAACAATGGAAACCTTTTCAAAGAAAAATTAATTTTTTCAATCCCATATCAATCAAGAAACTAAACTTCCAACTCTATGAATACCAAGACGATGGTGACTATCTGTTACTCAACCCACTGTGTAAGTGGCACATGATACTGGAGATACACACCATAGACGTGAAACAAAAACCAAGAGACAAAGAGGCACAAATTCTGGTCGCACTCGAAAAACTTCTCAAGAAGATTGATGTCCTCAATGAAAATGTGAGAAAGTTACCGGATAAACCACCGGAGGAAGAAAGGAAAAAATATCCTTTCAGTTACCTCGTGTACTTTATAGGAACAATTCTCATGTCATACATTCTCTACGTGAACAAATTTTTCGGGGGAAGTACGTGATCACTCGTTGGTGACACTCAAAGCCGCTATGATAAGAATACAAATGCACGAGAGGAACGACGACAAAACGGTCGTTCCACCGGCACCGTATGTCAAAAGTTTCTTTTCTTCGTAATCTTTGATCGTGTCTTCCGGTGCCTCGGTAGGACCTTGGGATGTTTCGCCATCCTGTTGACCACCGTCTTGTTGTATGGAACAGTCCATCTCGATGCCACTACCGACCAAGTTACCACCAACGTTTACCTCTTGAATACAAAAGTCAAGATTTAGAGCACAATCTGGTCGCTGGTCCGGGATGTATGTGTCGGAAGAATTAGCACACACCTTCCCGAGACAATGTTTACGAGCATCCAATGCGTGCCTCGCCAGTGTTCCAGAACGGTTGTCCGGTAAATCTTTTACAATCATGTCGTGTTCAACCTGTGTAGTAGAACATCCAGCCGCAGATGGGTCCGTCTCACAAACACCGACAATGTTGTTGTAGCACCTGCACCAATTGTCTCCTTTATTGGCGGCACAGAATTCACCGGCAAGTTGTTCATACATTGTACTACCAATCTTCGTGGCGTCGCAAGTCCTGTCCGACTTGAGCCTCCCTTTTGCAAGACAGAAAGGCTTGACGACTTCAGGTTTTCGTTCTCTACATATCGTACCCATGGCAACGTAGTTTGCATTTTCCGGGTCGTCACATTTCGCGATTTCAGCCGCGGCAGCCTGGGCGGCGGCAGCCTCGGCGGCGGCAGCCGCCGCCCAGATTTCGGCAAAGTTAAAAGCAACCATTTAATATAAGCGTCTATAAAAAATTTACGTCATTTCCAGATGAACGTAGATCACGCGATCGTCACCGGTGACGTCGTCGAGTTGCTTCGGCTCCGACGCGCGAGCGGGTGGATGGACATGTACGAGCGCACGCTTTACCACAAGAACTGGCGACTCCTTTACTGGCTCTACGAACAGGGCTGCCCGGAACCAGACGATCCGTACCTCGTGATCTCCGTGATCGAGCAACTCGAACACCAGTTTGACCAGGATCTCGCCATGTGTTTGAGGGTCATCACCGAGAAAAAACAGAGGGGAGGGAAGAACGTC